GATAACATAAGGCATTTCATCGCCGATTCCGGCTCCAACCCCCAGCGCGATGTTTTTCCCCACCAGATCCCTGAACAGTTTCGACGGCGACGAGATACCGAGAAAACTCGTCACCCCGCCCACGATGCTCTGGAAAAACCCCGTCACGCTGGCCGCGAGCCACGATGCCATGCCCGATATCCCCGCCCATACTCCGTACACGATATTTTCCCCCACAGACTTGAATTGCCCCGTCAGGCTGTTAAATTTCGCCAGCAGCATACTTATGATCTGCCCCGGCGCCGCTGATATCTCTTTCATCGCCGACGGCAGTGACCCCGTAAGCGAGCAGAACAGGTTATATCCCGCTTCTGATATCAATGATGTATCTTTCCCTATCGCTTCCGTTATTCTCTCCGTTATCTCCGGTATCGCCCCGGTTATATTAGAAATCACTTCCGGCATTTTTGATATCAGCGACGTAAAAAAATTTCCCCCCGTATCGCTTATATTCGGCATAAAATCAACAAATTTATTTAAAATCCTGCCCGTTATTTCCGGCACGGTATCCGATATTTTATTGATTATATCCGGCATATCCTGTATCAGGGATGTAAAAAAATCAGTCCCTGCCTTAGTCATAACAGGTATTTTCCCCGTTATATGGTTGATTACCCCGTTGATTATATTCGGCACCGATCCCAAAACGTAAGTTACCGTACCGGGCAGCAATACAAAACTTCTGCTCAAATCTCCTACTGATTTGATCATCAAGTCCGCGCCCGAACGAACGATCGTCCCCATATTTTCAAGGGACGATTTAAAAGCTTTTTCATTTAATTCGACGTCTATTGATATAGTTCCGTCAGCCATAATAATTAATTCCCCGCCTTTCCCCAAATTTCATTAAATTCTTCTTGCAGATTTTCAATCGTTTTCGTAACCCTGGTTGGCAGCTGCACAGATTCTTTCGCTCTCGCCAATTCCGCAAATTTTCGTCCGCCGTCCAAACTGTCATGGCCGCTCAAATCCATAATCCTGAGTTCTATTTTTCTCTTAAACGCGCTTTCCGGCGATAGATTTTCAAGCAAAATCCGAAATTTATACCAATGCATATCAACATCAATCAAATCAATATGATATTCACTCAAAAACCCCGCGTAAATTTCCCCCGCGTCAAAATGATAACAAAACTGCCGCTCCCGTTCTTCCGTTTTTTCTATTCTATCCATTTCGTCCGGTGTAGGGCGCGACGCCCTCGGCGCGCCGTTTGACGGGGTGGTCTCGCGTAAAAAATCAATAAACACATCAATTATTGTTTCACGTGACATATTATCCGGCAACCCGTCGTCAAAAAACCATTCCCGCAACTTATGAATCTTCTTATATTCCGATATATTTTCGTCGTCCAGCATATCCAATATTCTTAATATATTTTTAAAATCCGCGTTCACAGAATATAAATCCCCGCCGATCGAAACATTCTCCGGAAATATTTTATCTTTTTTCTGATATAATAAAAACATAAATCTACTCGTACTTATCTTTTATATAATCATCGCCGGCTTTACTTATTTCTTCACATATCGCCGTGAGCCATTCGATCGCAAGCGCCGCGTTTACCGGCTTGCCTTTGCTGATTTTAAAAACCGCGCCTTCCCCGAGTATCTCGTCGATATAAGACACTATATCATTAACGGCGGCATGGATCGACTGTAAATCGTCTTTTCTCAAATCCGAATATTTAACCTGCAACTCCGCGCTTTTATTTAAAATATCAATATCCGATTTTCGTATCTCAAACACATCCCCGTTTATATCAATTTCTTCTATCTCCGGCAAATTCAACATCAATTTTCTCATAAATATTTCTCCTCTGTTTTATCGCGTAGGGGCGACCCTTGCGGTCGCCCGCATACTAATACAATTTTAACTTCCCGCCGTAAACACCGGCGTCCAAATCCTGTTCCCCGATATATCCGTACTCTCGGCAACAACCGCCGACCCAATAACCGGCGTACCCCTCTGGCTGATCAAAAACGTGATAATCCCCGTCGCAAACGCGAAATTTTCTATCGTTATCAATACCTGCGTTAGCTGCGCCTTATTTGCTCCCGCCGGTCCCGTTCCACCCGCCGTGCCGGCGGATGCTTTGTTCTGGTAAACCCTCAGAGCCTGCGTCACAGCCTGCGAACCCGTGCCCTGTTTTTGATATAAATCAAACACAAACTCATACACCGGATCGCCGATGTAAGCCGTCAGCGGCATAGAAGTCGTAGGCTTGTAAGTTTCAAGCTCATCCGTGGGCGCGCTGTCCTCGATATAATCGTAAGTCGCCGTTTTCGCGTTCATAGTATCCGTCCATTCCGTAGATTTCCCCACTCTCGACCAACATTCCGAACCCGCGCCGGATTCCGGCGCCGTGTTCAAAAACAAATAACTCAAATGTTTTTTTAATTTTTCATATTGTGCCATATAATTTCTCTCCCGTTAAATTTAAATTAATAAAATTTTATATATAATAATCTTTTGATTTTATTTTGTAGGGGACGCGCCCCTGGGCGTCCCGCCGTAACTCACGTCCTACTTTTCCGTATAAACCAATCTCGCCGGAAACTGATATTTCGCCATATGATTGTCGTAAATCTGCGCGATCTGCGGAACGTTCGACAAATTCTGCAATTCATAATTTCCGCACGCCTCTCCGAAATCCGGATAGTTCCCCGCCGTTTCCATGTCGTCGATCCAGTTTTGCCACTGTCTCAACGTAAACAAATTCCCGATATTCACAGGATCCCTCGTATCAGACAAATAAAACATCGCCTGAAACATAAAATCATAATGTTTCAAACTCGACCCGTCGATATATTTCTCAACGAAAACCTCGCCTGAAACCGGCGTAACCGAACAGCTCCCGTTATGCTCCGCCAGCCAGTTCATTTTCAAACCGTCCGTCAGATACGGATTCTGCCCCGCCCATTTGATCAACCGTTCTTCTTTATTTATATTATTTTTCTTTTTCTTTTTATTTTTATTTTTTCTCATGACATATATCATTCCCTTTAATAAATTTACCCACTCTCTTCGTCAAAACCCCTTGATTCGCCGCCATCATAGCATGATCCCAAAACGCCGACGCTTTTTCATGCTGATCCGTGTTGAATTTTTTCATTTCCCCGTAATAACAGAATTTTGCGTAAGGCTGAACATAAAACACAACACCCTTGCCGTCTGTAACAGATACCTGTGCCGTATTCGCCAAAGCCCCGGTTTTCATAGGGACATAATCATTCATCAGCCGTTTTGCTTCGCTTGCCGCGAATAACGCCGAATCGTCGTTGATCCCCGAATCTTGAATGATCCGCTTTATAGGTTTGTTTAACTTGATATTGATTCCCATAATAAAATAATCAAACCCCCGTAACCCTCAAATGTTTTCCCCTCATATTATTCATATCGTTTATATTATTCATATCGTCGTTATTGTTTAAATCAAAATTACGCGCCGCCGTCTTGATAATCATTATATTGGGCGCAAGCAGCTGCCTGACTTCGCCTATCGTATAAGGCGATATCCCCGTGATCTCAATGTCCCAAACACCGAGAGCCGCAAGATCGCCTTCTTTTATATTAAATTCGTTTAATTTGTCAAAATACGGGATCACAATCACAACATGATTGTATATATTGGCCGTTCCGCCGTTGATCTCGCGTTCCGTATAATTTCTCCATTTGCATTTGACCGGCAAAACCCGCTTCACAAATATTTCTTTGTTTATTTCAGGGACTCTTTTTCTGATCCAAACCGTAATATCACTGTTACAACCCATCATAATATTTTATATCCCCCTGAATAACTGATCCTGCGTGAAATAAATCTGCATTGCTTCCCATATCTGTTCACCCGGACTTAAACGTTTACTTTCAAAATACTGTTCCCTGTAATTTTCGTTGCTGAACCCCGCGACCGGACGGTTGATCTGCTTATGTTCGGCGTATAATATATCCGCAATCTCATAAATGCCGCGTTTATTGTCGTCCGATATCTTATCCGTTTTATAATTTTTTATAAACCGCCCCGCCGTTTTTACCGCCATATTCGAATATCTCGCAAAATCTTCGCCCGGAATAACCGAATATCCTAATCTTTTATAATTGTTATATGTTATAGACACTGCCTTTTACCTCTTTTAAAATTAATATTAGATGTAGGGGACGCAGTCCTCTGCGTCCCTTCGTTCTCTCGTTCTCTTCCGTTCTCCCGTTCTCTTTACTTGCCCTCTTTCGCAGCGCTACGCGCTGACGGGTGTTTTTCCAAATCCTATATCCTGTGTTTCAGCATCGCGATCCCAATTGATTTATCGTCTGCGACTTTAAGCCAATTCGCGCCGTTCGCCAAATCAAGATTCGTCGGCGTAGCCGAACTCAAAACCGGATTCGTCCACGCAACCCCAAGCGGATGCAAGCATAAAGCCCTTCTCGACACAAGTATATCGTCCGAAGCCAAAGCGTCGCGGTACATTTCAATCGGCGTAAGTGCGTCCGGCACCCCGTCGCCCCTGCCGAAAACGCCGTCCGCGAAAAGATAGGTTTTATAAACCCCATTCACCGGCGCGATCCCGTCGTCAACGATCACTTTATAACCCATATAAGTCGGAAAATCGACGATCCCCGCCGAATTCGGCAGATATTCTACAAGATTCTGTTTCTGCAAAGCCGTAAACACCGCCGAATGCATAGCGATCGCTTTTAAATCAGACGCCGCGTCACCCAAAAGCTGTTTCGTGTCAAGCAGCGCGTTCGCGCTTATGATCGCGCCGCCGTCTTCTTCTTCGGATATGTCGTTGCAATGCGAATCTTTCAAAGCGCTCGCGAAAACCCCGTTCAATATCGCTATTAAAATTTTTTGTTCCTGAACATTCCACCATTTGGCGATTTGTTCGCCTGCCGCGCTCATCGGGTCCGTCCCCGCAAGCGAACCCGCAAGCTCGTTCGAACTCCATGCTTTACCCCTGATCAAAACAGGCGCAACGTCTTTTTCCGCGCCGATTTTTTCAGGCACGAGAGGATCAGAATCGCTCAAAACTTCATCCGAACCCGTAAGAGGTTTCATATAAGGCATATTGACAGTTTTTCCGCCTTTTTCGATCAATGAATCCAAAAGGGGATTGCTCTGCGCGATGCCGCTGTTGATAAGCGCCGATAATTCTTTTGTCTGATTGATAACATACGGCGCAAAAAGCTCCGGTATGATCAAATCAGCTATTTTAGTTTTTGCCATAAAAATTTTTTCTCCTTTTTTATTTAACTATATTTTTAATTTTGTTTGATTTTAATATAACCTTAAATTGAATTGTAGGGGACGCACCCCTGGGCGTCCCGCGTCTTATTCTTTTACCTATTTATATTTCGCCTCAGCCGCCAAATACTTCGCAATCTCCGGATTTTCTTTGTATATCATCGATTGTTTTGCCATATTCCAGCTGTCTTTTTCAAACGGATTGCCGATCAAGTCCAAATTCCCGCAAGGCGGCAATATCTTTGGATTTTGAATACCCTCGCAGCCGTCAACCGTAACAGTAATTAAGCTTTTCTTTTCGTATTTACCCTCTGCCTCATCTAAATCAGCTAAATTATTTAAATCATTTAAATCATTTAAATCGCCGTTATCAACGTCAGCGCCAATACTTGTATTTTTATTAAATAACATCGCAGTCTTTCTGTCCTCGTTGAACAAATACATACGCAGTTCTTCAAGACTTACCGCTCCCACGCCATATCCTTCCAAATATTGCTTCCATGTTTCGTCCCCGTCTTCGAGCAGCCTGTAATTCCAATCAAATTTCACCGTATATTCGCCGTTGTTATTGTTCTTGCTTTTCGGGCATAAATCAAAAGCGTCCGCAATAACCCCGAACGCGTAAACAAGCCCGTTTATAGCTTCTTCTATATTTTTTCTCATCGCGTCGACCGTCGAAAACGTATCCAATGTACTCCGTTTTATCGCCGTAGCCGTAGCGTTTGACACATTCAAATCCGTCAGCATGCCTTTATTCACCGATACCGCCTTTTCAAGCAGCCCGAATAAATAATCCAAACCCTCAAAATAAGAAGTATGCCGTATTTCCGGCGAGAATACTTCCCAAAACGACTGCTTGTCAATCCCGCCGCCCCCTCTGAAAAGCTTGTAAAGTCCGCTTTCAGGCAATCTGTTGTCTTTGTCAAACAATAAATCGTCCGCGCCGATAAACGCCTTTTTATTTTTATACTCGTCCGGTATTTCGTTTAATAAATCAAGAATCATTTTGATCAGTTTATTTTGCCCGTAAGTAATCGGCGCCCCGTAAACATTTTCCGCCGAAGTAGAATCTTTCCTGTTGTCCGCCGGACATTTCACAAAAGCGAAAAGCATCTGCTCAACAGGAGTAATCGTAACGCATTCCGGTATATCGC